ACTGAAGTTGTTAAAAATGTTTGAGTAGTTGTCGCTTTTCTTGATGAATCGTATGACAATCCAACCAATTCAAATGACATTCTAGGTAAACTTATTTGAATTGGTTTATTGAGGTCTGGTGATTGCTCAATTCTTGCTAAAAATTTCTGTGTTGGTCCATATGCCAAAGGAACTTTAATAACACTAACCGTGTTATCATTGTTATTTGTGTGTTTGATAGAAATATTGTTAAAAAGAGACCCAAAGGAAACTACAGTTCTTCTTAATATTTCGTGATAAAAATACTCAAACATTTTAAAAAAATCTATTTGGTAAATTCAATTTAGATATGAATTTAATTATTTATGGATTTCCGAATGGATTACTTTCAGTAAAGTCTATTATTAAATCAGATTCACCTTCTATCTCTTCATTTTGAGCATATGGATCTGTTTTATTATAAGAATCTTCAATTCTTAATTGATAAGAAGCTCCACTTTTTGCGCCAACTATTCTTTCTCCTGTTTTGAAGGTTCCAGATATTTTATGTACTTTTAATTCTTTAGTGACTGCGTTCCAAGAATTTACTTTTGCTGTTGTATTAGTAATAGATCCAGTTACCAATTCATTAAAAATATAAGTTCCGATTCCGGAAGTTGGTGAAGATTCGATAGTTATTGTTGGATTTGATGTATAACCTATTCCAGCATCTATGAGTCTTATCTGAGTTATTGATCCACTTGAGTTTATTACTGCATAACCTTTGGCAGTTGTTCCTATACCAGGACCACTAAAGGTGACTGATGGTGAAGTAGTGTATCCAGACCCACCACTTGTTACTGTAACTACTCCAACTATACCATTACCAATGACTGCTGTTGCTGCTGCTCCCGCACCGCCACCTCCGACAAACACAACACTTGGTGCCACTGTGTAACCAGCTCCAGAATTGCTAAGTTGAACTCCTTGAACTTTTAAGGAACTAGTTCCATTACAATCTATTAATCCACCAATCATTGTTGCAATACCAACTGCCGTAGTTCCTCCTGATGGCGCTGATGATATTGCAACTTTTGGTACGGATGTATAACCATTACCTCTATTTGTAATTCTTACAAATCTAATTCCACCATTTACTATAGTAGCAGCTGCTGTTGCAGTTGATGCAGATCCAACCAAAGTTAGTGTTTGAATGTATCCTTGATCTTGTATATTATCGTCTATTTGTTCTATAGTAGTATCAACAACTTCATCTTCATATCTAAACAATTCACATCTTAATTCGTATACATAATTTTTTTGAAGTTGATAGAATGGTTGTTCATGTTCAACATATTTAATTTCGAATAATCTATCCCCTAACGGAAAATAAATCAAATCTCCTTCTTTTGGTCTGGTTGATAATTTTACATCTGTCATATTTTTTATGAGAGGAGATATGTAATTCTCAAATCTCTCTTTAGAAATAATCAAATTTAAATCATCTAATTCTTGAATTCCAAATTTTGATAGTATAGTTCCTGCGCCACTATACCCTTCATAGCTATTAAGATATGCCTCTAAAGGAAAAGCATTTTGAAATTTTGATTCTATAACTTCCTTTATTATTGTTTTTTCTGTGATATATGCTCTTGGTAAATAATAAATTTCAACACCATACATCCTTAATTGTTCATTTATTAGATCTTGGATAAGATCTTGCTCTGTTCTAGATCCTTGAAGAAAAAATGGATTGAGCATATCTTATCCTATCATATCTAATGGTGGAAGTTCATAAGTGTTAGACATTTTTTCCATTAAAATGTCAATTTCTCTTTGAGCGTCATCGTACATTTGTCTGCCATTTAATTCAACTCCACCTGGAAGTTTGACTCCAGTAAATTTCATCATATTTTGTCCCCACTGTCTCTTGATTAATGATGTTAAATATGGTTTCACAAAAGAATCATTCCAAACTCTACTGTAATCATTTGGATCTAAAACTGAATAGCAATCAATGACAATGTATTGATTATTAGTTACAGTTGACCAATCAATATCTAAATATAATCTATCTTGTCTTTTGTTAAATCTAATTTGTTTTTGTGTATTGAGAAGAAAATCTAAATCTTCAAGGTAAGTTTTTACCATTGCATAAGATAATAGTTCTGTGCTACCCCAATAGTAAATATCATTTAAAAATAATTGATACTTTACGCTAAACATATTATGGGTAATAGTGTTAGCACTATCAAAAAGAAATATTTTATTTACACCTAATACTGATGGTGGAATTTGGAGATAATTACTATTTTCTTCATATGTAAAAGTCGTTGTTACCCCAACTATAGTTGTTGTAACACTTGTTGATGCTATTCCTACTGCAGGTCCGGTTCCACCTCTTGCTCGGCCCCTATTAATATCATTTTGATTTATCTTGTACTTATAAAATGTAGGATATACACCATCAAAATGTCTTTCTTGAAAAAACTGAATGGCGTCATCTACTAGATCATCAATTTGCTCATCCGCAACATTAATTTCTAAAACTGGTGCCCCCAGTTTTCTTTTACAATAATCTATTAGTTCTTGTCTAGTAGATGGTTGCGACATTTATCTTCTCTTTTAAAATATTTATGATTTAGATATTAAAAGTTGAGATACAACCTCTTGTTGCTTTAAATATAACTTATAATAACATTTAGCAATATTTTTTGCATCTTCAATATTAGATATACTATCTATTTCTGAAGCAACTTTAAAGTATTCAAAACTTTTGCTTAAATTTTCAAGTTCTATACTATCTGGATTCATTTAACAAACTCCTTAGTAAACTTTTTATTTCATCAAGATCACTTTTCATATTAGCAACATTTTCTTCAAGGGATTGTATTTTTAGATTCTCTTTTTCTTTTAATTTCTTTTGCAAAATATACGCATTGTAATCTGACATACTAGTATTAACTACCGCTTGAGTTTTATCGTCTCTTATTAAATTTGAATGGCCTGTAATTTTTGAATGACTCATAGTTTATCATGCTAAAGCAATAACTCTTAAATCTTTAACTCTAGGTGGATATGCTTGATTTGTTGAAGTTCCAACAAATTTAATACCAAAATATCTAAATGGTGGAAGATTATCAATTGTGAATTCATACTCCCTAAAGTCTAAAATATCACCATCAAATCCAATGACATCTGTTTTTGATACCATTTTATCTGGAGATCCATCATTGTTTGCTAAATTAATAATTTCTCCAGTTGAAGTTAAGTTTTTATATCCTGGGAATGGATAATAAATCATCTCCGAGTTTGGATCATCTGTAATTGAATAAAAACATCTGATATCATTTTGGGTATTAATATAAGCATTCATATAAACTTTAATAGATGATGCCGGAGTCTCTAGTGATATTGGTTTAGTTGCATAAACAAATGATGATGGATCTCCTTCTAAAGTTGATGTTCTATTGTCAGTTATATAGTTTGATATTGGATTATTTACTCTGTTTGAAATAAACATCACAGCAACTCTATCCAAATCAATCACTGGAGAAATATATGCATTTGTTGTGGATAGATTTAAGTTAAGAGTGAATGATTTGTTTGCTGGTAAATTTGTAAGTTTTGAAGATTCATTTACTTTTGAAGAAACGACTCTTGGGGTTGAAAAATAATTAGTCGCATTCAAGTTAATTTGCTCAAAACCTTGATCTATGAATGAAATTTCATTTCCACCTATGCTACTTCCTGAAACTGATCTGATTGATGCATTGACATTAGTTCCTCTTAATGTCATAGTTTGAACTATTGGTTTTGCAAGTTCAAAAGGAATATTTTGTGTGGCGTTTATAGAACTTCCGCCAGTTGATTTAGTTTCATTTAAAAATAGTTTTGGATGTCCCGTGGATGTAGATCTATTCGTCATTGTAGAATTTTGATCGGACATATCAAGTTTTATATGATAGTAATCCAAATCAAGTGGATTAGAAACAGTGGCGTTCGATAAATCATGAGTTTTGTTAATTCTTCTTAAAGAAACTCCAGACAACTCATACTTATAAATTAAACTCCCTGCATCATGAATAAATGATTTAGTTTGATCAACACCCCTTGTAATTCCTGTTAATTTTGGTGGAGATGTTGTCGAATTTACGCCTGTATAAGAAATAATTTCATCTTCAATTTTAATATATCCTGGATTCGTAGCTCCTACCGATACATTTTCAAAAGTTTGAAAGTTTGCGATTGTTACACTTTCTACTTGAATATCATCATTTGATGTTGCTGAATAATTTGCAAATAATTTAGTTGGTTTTAAGTCTGATACTACATTTGAAACGGCAACCAAATTATTTGCAGAGTTCATTCCATGATTCTTATGATTAACTTTTAAATGTAGTCCATCAGATAAAGTTATTATACCATCTGTGGGTATAGTAACATTTCCACCAGTTCCATTTAAATCAGTAGTAATTCCTAAATTATTAATAAATCTAATAGTTTTTCCTATTCCGGTTAAATATTCTCCTTGCACTTGATCTATTATTAATTCATTTACGCCAGAAATTTGAGATACCGACAATCTTAAATTTCTACCTAAGTTTTTAGATCCAATAGTAGTAATACCAAGAACATCTCCAACAGAATAACCAGTTCCTCCATTTGAAATTGTTGCTGCGACAGCAACACCATTGGATATTGTTATATCTGCTGCGGCATCTCTTCCAGAACCTGTTATACTATTCAATGAAACATTTGTAAAAAGATAACTGCCTGATGATGGAGTATAACCTATACCAGAATTAATAATTCCTAAAGTGCTAAATGCAGAACCAGCTGATCCAACAAAATTGCCAGTTGCATTGCTATTTTGTTGAATTATCGTATTACCTGGAGATGGTAGTTTTGAATCTGCAATAGTTGTTCCTATACCTACTTTAATTTTTTTAGATGCAATTTCTAAAGAATCCTTGACTAAAGTTGCAACCTGACCATTTCCAACACTTAGATCTGGATTATAGAAATTTATATTTCCACTTCCAACGAAATTTGCTCTGTATAATTTAAACTTTAAATCTTCCAATTGGCTTGGAGTCCAAGTAGATCCATTTTGCGATTTAAATAAAGATCCACTCAGAGGTTGCTTCGAAACTAGTACTTGTTGATCTTCTGTAAGATTTGAAGTACTAACTTCAACTTCTGATAATCTAGCAATCCATACATTATATACACTAGAATTTGAAAGTATGGCTAAAGCATGAAATTGTTTTCCCGCCAAATAAATTGGCGAATCAAATGTAACTCTAGTTGGAACTGATGCGTCCGCAGAAATGTTTACATTTTTTGGATCAATAACAACCTCTCCAAATGGATAAACTTCATTTGTAGGTACACCCAACTGCATTGGTCTCAATTGAACTGTAACTGGAAGTTCCGCATCTCTGGAGTAAAAATATAAATCAACAGAAGTTACAAAAATACCGCTGTCAGGTTCTACATAAAAAGATTGTGCTAAAGGATCTATTATTTTCATTTTAATTGTTAATTGTTGGACGATAACTCCACTATGATATATTTATTTCTCATTTTACTTAGTTATTTTTTACCTTTTTTCTTATTATTTACTGGTGAAACTGTGATTGCGTTTGGTATTACAGTGGTAAGACCGTTTGGACCTGTTACTCTTACATCTCTTACAAAATCTTTTTGTATTTGCTTAGCTGGTTGTCCTAATGATGGACTATTTTGTGTTGTAGGAATCATGCCTTTTGCTTGATTACTTTCTTTTAGTTGAGTAGATAATGCTGCATAATTTTTATCGGTTGGAGTAACTTTTGCACCTTGTGCATTAAACGCTTGTTCTGCTTTATTGGCACCAATTTTCTTCTTGAGTTCTCCATAAGTAACTTCTTTACCATTATATTTAATTGTTGTTAGAGGAACCGAATAATATGGTTGATTGCTACCTTGAAGTTTCTTACCAAAAAGACCTGCTACAAATTTATCCCCACCAATACCACGCTGACCATATACTAATCCACCTGCATTTACATTTAAGAATTTGATACCAGCAGTTGATTTTGGTTCAACAGGTTTCACTGGACCTGGATCTGTCGTTGGTCCTGGAATATCATCGAGTGGTGGTGGTTGTGTCGTTGGTCCTGGATCAGGTGTCCACGATGGAGTGGGTTGATTATCAATTGGCGATGGGAACACCGGTGTTGGTGTTGGTTGTGGTTGTGGTTGAGGTTCTGGTTGTGGTTGTGGTTGTGGTTCTGGTAAAGTATTTCCAACAATAGTTGTTGCGACCACTGCAACCGGTCCAGTAGAAACCTCAGATCTACTTTCTATTATGGTTTGAGTTTCAGTTCTAGCAGTTCTGACAGATAATATATTTTCTTGTACCCTATTAATTTTACCTTCAGAATAAAATCTTTCTTCCGCACTTGTAATTGTAGAATCAATTAAAGAATTAGTTGAGCTACTTGTTATTCTGAAAAGTTTTGTGCCTGTTTGGAAACTTGGATTTCCGAAAACATTTGGATTTGGGATAAAGAAAGATCCTATTATTACACCATTGACATCAGTAATTAATCTAATATTCGTTATTACTGCTTCTGCGCCACTTGTATTTCCTCTAAGTCTCATTCCAGTTTGAATAAATCCAAAGAAATCGCCAAGAGCTTGTTGTGAAAGACTAAAGGTATCAATATTTAAAATCGTTGAAGTTGATGAATAATTTGTTGGAATGTCTTGTACTGAGTTATATGGATCTTTTGTAAAGATTTCTGTTGGTGAATTGTAAGGTCCATATTTATGATTTGAATTTGCCACTCTAAAAGTAATCTTTGGTGTAGAAGATTGAACTCCTAAAATCTCAGCTCCATCACTAACAACACCCTGTACAGTTTCACCCACTTGGAATGTTCCTGAAACCATGCTAATTTCTAATAGTTTTGGAACTATAAATTTATTAACATC